GAAGAGAATGTTATAGGACAAATCGGAATGATCCAGGAACCTGGTTTCAAACTCCGAACTATAGCAAACCCTTTTCCTATCTTCCAAGTCCTGCTTAGCAGGCTCGGTAATCAGATCTATGACTTGTTACGTCATATTCCTGAGGATTGCACTTTTGATCAATCGAAGGGTATATCAGAAATCCAGGAGGCCCTAAGGGGCGGAATGGAACTGGTTGCTTTCGATCTCTCAAGTGCAACAGATAGGTTCCCAGCTGATATCACTTTCAAACTTCTGAAAGCCATAGGCTGTAAAGAAGCTGATATCGAGCTATTCATTGACATTTCAAGAGGTCAATGGGTATTACCTTCAGGTAAACGGATAAGTTGGTCTAATGGCCAGCCTCTTGGGGTATTTCCTTCATTCGGTGCTTTCGCACTGAGTCACCATATGGTGATCCAAACCTTAAAACCTCGGTTTTACAGGATACTGGGTGATGATTTAGTCATCTCGAAGGAGTGCTATGAAAGTGCACTTAAATTATACGCCAAGTTGGGTGTCCCTATTTCTATGGATAAGTCTATAGATTCCCCAGTTCTAACAGAATTTGGGGGAAGAGTAATATCTTCATCAAAAATCTATGGGCAACCTAAATGGAGAGAAATCTCTGATAGGTCATTTGTAGACTTAGCAAGAAGCATAGGTCCCTCAGTGTTCCATCTACTAAGACCTCGACAAGCGAGAGTCGTTAGGATCCTGGCGGATATTCCGTCAGCGATCAGTCCGTATGGGCTTAATTGGAATCCGAAGGGTCTTTCATACAATGAAAGAGTGGATAAGGCCAGTAGATTTATCCGTCTACTGAATTCTGTTCACCTTGACAGTGTGATAGATTCTCTTGCCGAAAATAGCCAATTGCTATACGAAAGTATGCTTTTGACTATGCCAGAGTACAGGTTAAAGTACTTTGATATTCGGTCAGAAAGAAACTGCACCTCTAATTGGGGTGCTATGCTTGACAGTGATGTCAAACGGCGAGTCCTCGCAGTATCTAACATCCGGTACTTGAATATATCGGATGGAGACTGGGATTTACTCAATGTTAACTTCAGTAATTGGAGACTGAAT